ATATTATATTCTAATATAAATATAAACATAGAAATATACAGAAATATTATTAGATAAAATATCAGTATGTCAACTTCAGATACACGTCCTAAAATAAACCTTCCTTTAAATTTTAGCGCATCAAATTCTTTAATAACTACAAAAGTTCCACATTACGCCACTAAGGATGGAACTGCAGTTAGTGTTATTCCAGGACTTAGTCGACCTTTAGCTAATGGAATTGACCACAATCAACCCGAACCTCAAAAATCAAATGGTGCCGATTTTAAGCCGCGACCTATTAAACACTGGCGTAGACAATTAAGACCATCATCATTTGGTGGTCATGTATCGTCAGGAACGCGTGTAGCAACAATTCAGCTTGCAAGCACACCAGGTGGAGAAATATATCGTGCAAATAATGATTGTATGTGTGCTGATGCCAATGAAAATGGAGGTAATGCATACACGATTTCCCACAAGTTTACAAAACAAGGCAGCGATAGTCTTTCTTCCTCTACAATAAATAGTGGAACTATTATCGAAAATGATGGTTATATCCAGGTTGGAAACACATCAGAACCTCCGGGAACAGACCAAAATTATCAAATACTTACCGGAATTTACAATACAAAATGTATTTCTTGCACTCCCGAAGCGCGTGTTATTAAACCGGCGTCTACACTTTTAAGTAGAGCATATTATACTACACATCAAGCTTATATGAAATCACGAACAAATACATATGAACAAAAACTTCTCACTATTCCAATAAATGATGCTGGATTCAACTACTATAGTACAAATGGACAATTAAACTGGCCATCTGATAGTGCAACAGGTTCTCAAGTATATGCCACGACTGACCCATATAATCCACAGAGCACACGAGGGTGCAATGGTCGCAAATGTGGAACTACAATTTTTAAACCAAATAATCGTCAGTATGCATGTCAAGGTGCAGTAGACAGCAGCACGCGTATTGACAGACTAAAACAAACCGCGGTAAATAAAAATGCTGCATCATTGCGTGTAGCATTTGGAACTGAGGGTGCAAGTGCATGTGCATACCGCGGAATATCTGATACACCTTATTTCCTTAAAAGCAAGTATCAACCACCAATATGCTCACAGAAAAATCTGGGTGCAGTTTATCGCCAAAATAAAATAATTTGTAACAACACGTAACAACTCGTAACAACTCGTAACAACCTATACTATCGTATCAAATTGAATATTGTATCACCATTTATTTTTTTTCACTTGAATCTTAGGCCCCTGGCCTTTGCGTTTAATGTTTGCAGGGTCATATTGTTCTTCTTCTTCATCTGAGTGAATATCTTTCGACATTTCCCAGAACTCTTTTGCACCTAGTTTAAAAGGTCCATGAGTTTGTGCCTTATACCAAAAGATTTGGTCATGTAGTTTATTCGACTTGGCATTATTGTTTATCACAAGACATTCAAAATTCTCTGTGCACTGGTCCATCACTTGACAAAAACTCTCAAATGTTGGAAACATACCCGCATAGTTTTCATATATTCTTTTACGATTTCCTATGTAAGGCTCACGTAAAATAAAAACATAGTCAATATTTGTTCTTAAATTTGGCGGAATACCGAGAGGATACTGCATTGTAATTACAAGCATAATTTTCCAGTGACGTCCATTCATAAAGAGAAGACGCATCATAACATCCTTTGTCCATTTATTATCAAAAAGACAATCATCTAAAACAACGAATGTTCGCGGGTCAATCGTGCTCCGCTTGTATGTCTCAATCTCTTTCTTCATTTGTTTTAAAACTGCTTTTTGTCGTTTTAAAATATTCTCAATAATAGCGGTATTATATGCATCATGGATAAAAAGTTTTGGCACATGTTCGCCAAAAAATCCGTTACCTGCCTCTGTTCCCGATATAACAGTGCCTATAGGAATATCTTGGTGGTAATACATTAAATCTTTTACTAAAAAACTTTTACCAGTATCACGTCGACCGATTAAAACAATAACAGGACCTTTATTTTCATCGGGTCTAAAACTGATTGACCTCATGTCAAACTTTGCTAATTCTAAACCAACGCTCATTCTTATACTCTATCTTACTATGTATATTTATTATTGGTTTTTAACTAGTAATATATATTATAATACAAATTAAAAAATATGAAATATACAACGCAATAATGAAATAGATATTATAAGTTTAAAATGTAATAAAATTATGTATTTAATTTATTAAATAATAGAGAATGAAGATTGACATTGAAGGAAAAGAGGTAGGTGCTGCAACTACAAAAACGACCGATGATTATTTTTCACTATACTATAGGAAAATAGATAATGAGGATTTTTTTAATTCTTTAGAAACATCCGAAATTAAAATGCGAAACATTATGAACTATATGCCAATCTATGAAAGTTATTTTAACATGAATGAGACAAACTATAACTCTTTTAACTTAAACCAAAGGTATTATGTTTCATGTCTTTCAGGCGTTACTGATAGAAACAACATTGAAGCTGCAGTAGTTGACACATTTAAAAGTAATGAAAAAGAAGATGAACTTACAATTGAGCATAAACCAGTATATGTAAAGTTTTCTCCTTTACTTGACCCTTTAAAATACTTGTCTGGAAAGTATACATCTCTTGATGCCAATGCCAATCAAAAAATATACACAAATGATGAAGTAATATCGGTCCCTAAGTTATCTAAAATTCTTCCTCTATCGGGTCTTCCAAAAGTAAATGATAAAAATAATTCATCTTATGTTGATAGTTTTTTTTCATACTTATCAAGTCAACTTTTAAATCATCACAATTTTATACATGGTCTTGACTTTTATGGTTCATTTAATGGTGTTAAGACTAATTTTTATTATAATGCAATTGATGACATTGACTACTTAGATAAAAATGCATTTTTTAGTAAAAATAAAGACATTTTATTTAGTATTGAAGATGAAATTTATGACTATGGTGAAAACTATCACTCTGATGGTAGCGATGATGACCATATCAGTTTAGATTCAATGGGTAAAGTAAAACCAAAAAATAATACACGTAACAGACGTTCTAAAATAAAAATATTGAATGGTGGTAGTTGTGATGATAGTAGTAGTAGTGACACACAATATATTATTCACGATGACTTTAATAATGTTGATAAAGAGTTAAATGCAGTTTTTGATACATCTCATAGCGAAGACACTTCTTCAAATACTCTATTATCGTTAACAGATATAACCCTAGAGTCATTTGCCATTGTAAATGATGACTCTACTTTAAAGGCTGATATTAAGTTAAAAAATTATTGTAGTGATAGTGGAAGTGATAGTGATAGTGATAGCAATAGCGAATGTAATATTGATAACATTGATGACATAAATAATAACTTACATCATGAATGTGAACATATTTGTGATTGTAATGAAGAAACTAGCAAAAAATATAAAAAACATGAATCTAATAATAGTAAAGAAAATAGTGACTCAGAAAATGATGACTCTTCATGTTCATCACGTTCTTCTTATACGTCTTGTAGTGATAGTGAAGGAGGAGATGGTGATGGCATAGATGCTAGTCACCAATCGCATACAGGAGAGAAAGGAGAGAAAGGAGAGAAAGGAGAGAGAAATAAAAATAAAAAAGAATATGAAAGTGATGACAAAAATGAAAGTGAAAATGAAGATGAAGAATATTCTGATTACGATGAGGATGAAACTTTATGGGCAGTTATAAATGATGCAAGTCATCATGACACTTATTACATACCAAAAAGTATTTGGATTTACACATAATGACCTACATACAAACAATGTCATGTTTGTTCACACGGACAAAGCATATGTGTATTATCTTTTTAACAAAAAATATTATCGTGTCCCTACATACCATCGCATTTTCAAAATTATCGACTTTGGTCGTGCAATTTATAAATATAAGGGAAGACTCATCTGTAGTGATAGTTTCAGCAGCACTGGTGATGCAGCTACGCAATACAACATTGAACCTTACTTTAACGATAAGAAGCCAAGATTGGAACCGAATTTTAGTTTTGATTTATGTCGCCTAGGGTGTTCTATATTTGATTATTTTATTGATAATATAAGTGATGTTGCTAAAGTGTGTAAGACGAATGCGGTAGCAAAGTTAATAGTGGAATGGGTAATGGATGACCAAAATAGGAATATTTTGTATAAGACAAATGGAGAAGAAAGGTATCCGGATTTTAAGTTGTATAAGATGATTGCGCGAAGTGTTCACAAACATACACCCCAGGCACAACTTTCGAAGCCTATATTTGCTGACTATGAAGTTCCTAAAAAAAATATAAAGACATCAAATCGTGTTAT